CGCAGATCTGATGGTAATGTCAAGAGATATGAAGTAAATTACATCGACCAAACGAAAGATAACGAAAGATACGATTCTACAAATTCACCTTTAGGTAATGCATTAGTTACTGCAGAATCTATGAGTGGTTACACAGAAAAAAATCGTTGGGTCACAGCTTCACCAAACAATGAAGATGGCTCAGGCTCATTCCTGCGCAAGGCACAACGTTCAGTTGTTGTTGCAGCATTGAAGAGTGCAGTCGATACCAGCCAAGAAATACGTGATGAAGAACGTCGTAACTTTAACTTGATTGCTTGCCCAGGATATCCTGAACTAATGAGCAACCTAGTTAACTTGAACATCGATCGTGGTGTTACAGCATTTGTTATTGGTGATACACCACTACGCTTGCCAAGCGATGCTACTTCATTGACTAATTATGGTTCTAATGCAGAACTAGTAACAGATAATAATGACGAAGGTATTGTTACCTATGACGAATATCTAGCTGTGTTCTATCCAAGTGGATTCACAACAGATCTAGGTGGTTCAAATGCAGTTGTTCCAGCAACACACATGATGCTGAAAACAATCGCTCTAAGTGATAATGCAAGTTATCCATGGTTTGCACCAGCAGGTACAAGACGTGGCGGAATTACTAACGCAACATCAGTGGGTTACATTGATGGCGCAACAGGTGAATTCCAAACTGTAGCATTAAACGAAGGTCAACGTGATACATTATACGATCAAAAAATTAATCCAATCACATTCTTTAATGGTGTTGGATTAATCAACTTTGGTCAAAAGACTCGCGCAAGAAATGCAAGTGCTTTAGACAGAATCAATGTAGCACGTTTAACGGTATATCTACGCAGTCAGTTGAATAAACTAGCTCGTCCATATATCTTTGAACCTAATGATAAGATTACCAGAGACGAAATCAAACAGGCATGCGAGAGCTTGTTGCTTGAGTTAGTAGGTTTAAGAGCATTGTATGACTTTGCAGTTGTATGTGATGAAACCAACAATACCGCAGCAAGGGTTGATCGTAACGAACTTTGGGTAGATATTGCTATTGAACCAGTTAAAGCCGTTGAGTTCATTTACATTCCATTGCGTGTCAAGAACACAGGAGAGATTTAAAAATGGCAATTACATCATTAAATAATTTATCAGTCCCAACAAACGGCGGTACGCAAGTACTGTTGATGCCGAAATTAAAGTATCGCTACAGAGTGACTCTTCTGGGTTTTGGTGTTCAAGCAGCCACAGAGCTTACTAAACAGGTCAAAGACGTAACTAGACCAAAAGTAAACTTTGAAGAAATCACACTAGATGTCTACAACTCAAAAGTTTATCTAGCTGGTAAACACAGCTTTGAAATGGTTACGTTGACATTGCGTGACGATGCTAGCGGTGAAGTACAAAAACTAGTTGGTCAACAGATACAGAAACAATTCGACTTCTTAGAACAAGCATCTGCACGTTCTGGTATTGATTACAAGTTTACTACTCGTATTGAGATTCTAGACGGTGGTAATGCTAACCTAGCACCGAAAATTCTTGAAACAATCAACTTATATGGTTGCTTTGTACAGAATGCAGACTACGGTGAATTAGCATACGGCACCAACGAAGAAGCTACAGTAGCCCTAAGCATCCGTTTCGATAACATGGAACAATGGGGTGCAGACAAGACTGCTACAAGCCTAGAAGGCGGTATCGGTGCAGCAGTTGGACGTCAAATCGCTACTCAAGCAGTAACAGGCGCGATCGGTACACAAGGCTAATCAAGCTACAAAACAAAGAACCCGGCATAGTCCGGGTTTTTTTGTGACATAAATATTAGTATGGCCAATAAATTTACACGTTTTCTCACTGGTGTCGGAGCAGGAATACTCCGTCCTAAAGGCTTGCCTGCTAATTGGCAGCACGCCACTAGACTATTCATCGACGATACCTATCGATTATCCCCTCGTACGAAATTTAACTATTATGTTAGATTTGAAATAGACAAAACTGCACACAAAGCACCTTCATTTACTGCCAGGCACGGAGACGAAGTTGGCATGTTGGTCAAAACTGCGGACTTGCCAAAGTATAGTTTTGACAGTGTTGTGAAAAATCAATACAATAGAAAACGAATCATTTATAAAAATATCAATTACGAACCTGTAAACATCACACTACATGATGATGCTGCAGGTATTATCAATGCGCTGTGGGCTATCTATTATGGATATTACATCGCTGATAGACAAGTACCGGTGGCTGCCTACAACGATAACAAATATCGTCCAACTAAAACACCATTGGATAATTTTAGATATGGTATGGACAATAATATTTCTGTGGGATTTTTTAAATCAGTCAGTATCTATACCATGAGTCGAAAAAGATTCTTAGGCTATACTCTGATCAATCCAAGAATCAAAGCGTGGAATCATGGTTCTGTAGATTACGCAGCCAATGAAACTCTCGAAAGCACAATGACTCTAGAGTACGAAGCTGTGAAATATTCTGCAGGCAATGTGTCAATTAATAATCCCAAAGGTTTTGCTACTCTGCATTACGATCTAGTACCAAGTCCACTGTCTGTAGCCGGCGGCGGAGTTGCTACTCTAACTGGTCCAGGTGGAGTGTTAGATGGATTAGAAAGTATTTTCGGCGATGTAGCCAACGGATCTACTTTTGAAAGTTTTGGAGGATTCTTAGGAACAGCAATTAAAACGGTCAACACATATAAGAATTTCAAAGGACTCAGCAAAGAAGGACTCAAACAAGAAGCAATTAATATTTTAAGTAATCCCGGTAATATCGCCACAGCAGTAAGTACTGTAGGCGGAGTAGTAGGTGCAGTATTTCCTAAGAGTTCTACTAATACTGAAACCACAAAAGCAGCACCTAAAATAATGGTAGGGGATTTTCCGGCAGGTCCGGGAAATGTAGCATAACATGGCAACTACAAATTTACCGGCAATTGCAGTCGAAGACAGCGGTGCAGGCACTAAACTATTTTTCAGCACCTATGGTGAAGAACCATTAGAATTTAATGCCAATGATGTTAACAGCACTGTGAGCTTTTTTGAAAGCAACGGTTTTGAAAAAGACGCAGCATTGGTGGTTTCAACAGTATTATTGAAACAGGCCAAGTTAGATGGAACTCCTATATATCAGATCTTGCAAGGACTTTCACAATTCGACGGACTTGGTCTCAGTCAAGTAGTCGGTGAAATACTAAACAATAACAGAACTCCTACCAGCACTTTAGGATTTAGAACTCCTAATGTCAAAGTCACACAATCTAGAAACATCGCAGCATAATGGTCAAATTCGCACAGGGTCGATTTGAAATGAAAAATCCCGACAAGTATGTGGGAAAGAAAACACCTTTGGCTCGCAGCTCGTGGGAATTTGTTTTCATGCGTATGTTGGATGAACATCCGGGAGTGGAAAAGTGGGCTTCAGAAAGCATACAGATTCCATATAGAGATCCTCTCACAGGCAAGTATACCATATACGTTCCAGATTTTTTCATAGTTTACAATGATAAAAAGGGTGGAAAGAATGCTGAAGTAGTTGAAGTGAAACCTAGTAATCACACCCTGATAGAAAAAGTGGGCAAGAGTCAATACAATCAGCAGCAATATGTAAAAAACATGGCCAAATGGGAAGCTGCTAATGCTTGGTGTAAGCAGCAAGGCTTGAGATTTCGTGTGATCAACGAGAATGAAATTTTCCATCAAGGCGGCAAACGGAAATAAGTATAGTATGACGAAAAAATTAGAAGAACTGTTTAATCTAGAAGAGTCCAACCCAGAAACTGTGGAAGAAATCGCTCCGGTTGAAAAACCCACGCATCAGGAAATAGACACACTGGAAAAACAAATTCAGGCGGTGCAAGAAATCACCAGAGGACTGCCACAGATACAGGAATTAAACGAACTAGATGACAAAGAATTAGATCATTTAGCTACCAAGGCAGAACAGGCCTATGACGATCTCATGGATCTGGGCATGAATGTTGAAGTTCGCTACAGCGGTAGAATATTTGAAGTTGCGTCTAGCATGATGGGCAACGCTATTGCTGCCAAAACAGCTAAAATTGATAAAAAACTCAAAGCCGTAGATCTACAGCTTAAAAAATTAAAAATCGATAATGATTCCGGAGCAGACCCCAATGATGTTATCAATGGTCAGGGCTATGTGATCACCGATCGTAACGAACTACTTAAGAAATTGGGTCAAAAGGACTAAATACTACTATGAAGACATTTAAAGAATATCTTGTTGAAAACAAAAAAGTCTACGATTTTAAGATCAAAATCGCTGGCGATTTGCCTGAGAATTTTGAAAAGAATCTAAAAGAAAAATTAGATCGTTGCAAGGTTATGACTTTTGCTAAAGTTAAAACAACACCAATCCAAGCATTACCTTTAGATTTTCCAGATCATCCAAACATGCCTGTGAGCATTTTTGAAATCATCTGCGAATATCCAATTACTGCTCCGGAGATCGCAGCCGATATCAAAGAAACAGGACTTCCAGAAAGTTGTTTCAGAGTGCGCGGCAGCAACGAACCTTCAGAAGAAGAACAGATTCTAGCTGCTGCTGAACCTAGCGGTGAAGCATTACTAGCAGATGGAGAATACAAAGAGACTGGAAAAATCAAACACAAAGATTATTTCGGTGATGATTTCAACAAGGGATTTTTGAAAGATTTAGCAAAAACTGCTAAAGAAAGAAAAAAAGAAAACGGGCAAGGTGAATATAAACTGCCTAAACATAAACAAGACAAGGAAGGTGCTAAAAGCGCCGTAGGGAGTTAATATGAACTTTAACGATTTAATGGCAAAGATGAGAGAATTAGACCAACCTGTGCCTGAAACTATTCAAGCACCAGTATCTGATGCTCCGGTTGAAGCATGTGGCGATGTGCCTCCAGCACCGATGGATTCAAAACCAGATACACCACCGCCATCTATGAGTGTTAATATCAATGCTCAAGGTATGGATGACATTGGCGAATTGATGAAACTGTTAACTAAAGTTAATCCAGATATGATCAATCAAAAAGATGCTCCAACATCACCAATGAGCATTGAACCAAGTATTACATCAATCGCTCCTAGCCTTCCACCATTAAAAATGTTACCTGACCTAGATGCAGATAATGATGACATGCCAGGCGGCGAAAAAGATATCGAAATCAAAGGTCTTGATCGTGACGATGACGGCGATCATGATATGGACGATCATGATGCTGAGAAAAAAGACAAAGACGAAGCATTTGGTAATTCTGTAGGCGACAGCGAACCAGACTACAAAGACATTAGTGCTAATCTACCGAATGGTAACGATTTAAATAGACCACAGAAAAGTTTTAGCGGCAAGGCATATCGTGGAGATAATCCAATGGCTGCAGGCGCTTATGAAAGTAAAGAAACTCTACGTGCTAATATTCGTGCAGAGTTATTACAAAGATTAGCAGAAGCTAAAGGAGCAAAATAATGGCATCAGGATTTCAACAAAACGAAAATCAACTAACCCCCGGTTTATATCGTGTGGAAATTGATCTCACATCAAGTTATT